ATGCGAACTATCCTACAGGTTTGGCAACTCAAGTGCCATTCAAAGGGTTGAGTACAAAGACGACACACTCACAGTGATCTTTAATAACGGCCTGTCATATGATTACGCAGACGTACCAATTGATTTAGTGCTAGATATGATTGCTGCTGACAACGGCGGCTCGCCTGGCAGGTTCTTTACTGAGCACATTCGGTCTATGGTATGATTACAACAACACGGAAAGGTATGTATATGGAGAACCAAGCACCACCACGCACAATGATGATGCGAGTAGCGGTTGCTGCTAAAGCACTAGGATGCCCAAGTGACGAACTTGATCGAGTATGGTGGAAACTAGGACCAGAACCATTGCCGCTTACCGCCTATAGTTTTGTGCTACAGGTAGCGAATGCAATGGAAGGCATTGGTCTGGCACCGGATCACAGCAAAATTGAAGAGATTGCACAGACCATTTGATGGATGCTTCAGAAGTTATCTCTCAACTAGACTCTGGCTTGAGGAAGCGTCTGACATTCGGTGATGCAGTATCATTCAAAACTCAACCGCTCCCAAGCCTGCGATTGACAAAAGCGCTCAACGGTGGGCTGCCATATGGTAGGCAAGTGCTTATCTATGGTAGTAAATCAAGCGCCAAGTCTTCGCTGTGCTTGGAATTAGTTGGTATGGCACAAAAAGAAGGCAAAGTGTGTGCCTGGATTGATGCTGAAATGTCATACGATACCCGCTGGGCTGAGCAACTAGGGGTTGACACGTCACAGTTGATAGTCAGTGAAGCACGCACTATCAATGATATGGTCAATGTTGCTACAGGACTCATGACTGCCGGGGCAGATGTAATTGTTGTTGATAGCATTTCTAGTTTGCTACCAGCAGTATACTTTGAAAAGAAATCAGATGATCTTAAGGCACTTGAGGACACTAAGCAGATCGGTGCCGAAGCACGCGACTTTGCTCATGCAGTCAAGATGCTTAATTATGCCAACAACCGCACTAAGCCAACACTGCTTGTTTTAATTAGTCAGACTCGCAACAACTTTGGAATGTATACCTCGCAGATTCCCACTGGCGGTCAGGCAGTGAAGTTCTATTCCTCTATCATCATTAAGTTGTGGTCGTCAGAGTCAGAGGCCAAGGCTATCTCAGTGGAGAGACCACTTGGTAACAAGATTGCTTCAGAAAATGTTGGGCGGGAAATCAATTGGCTCGTGCAATTCAGCAAAACCTCACCGGCATTTGTCAGTGGAAAGTATGACTTTTACTACAAGGAAAACGTTGGGGTAGATCGTGCTGGTGAACTATTTGACTATGCGGTGGAAACTGGTATCATTGAGAAGTCTGGTACATGGTTCCAGATATTTGACAAGCAGAAACAAGGCAGGGCTGCATCTGTCGAATACATCAAAAACAATCCAGAAGTAGGTGAGCAACTTGAGCAAGCGCTCTCGTCCTTATGATTATCTGTGCCAGACGTGTGGTGAGTCTCCTAGCGAAGTGGAACAATTAGACAAAACTAACGTATCCGTGTCATGTAACAATGGTCATACTTGGAACTCATGGCTGGTGAAGTGGTGAGGGAGTACGGTACCAATAAGTCAGAGCAGGCTCTCGTCAAGCGCATGGGTGGTAAGTCGCACAAGAATTCTGGCCGGGGTATGGTCAGGAAGGGCGATGCCACATGGCGTAATTTTGTTATTGATATAAAGCAAACAAACAAGTCGTTCACTATGAGTACTGATGCATGGGCTAAGATATGCAGCGATGCTGCCAAGACGGACATTACCAAAGACCCAGCCTTGATCGTTGAGTTTGGCAATGGTGTGAAGGTTGCCATCGTAGCACTTGATGTGCTGGAGGATTTGCTGGGGGAAGAGTGCTGAGGGAACTTGATGATCTATACAAGATCGCGGAGTACATGAATGACGATGAACTAAAACTGGCATTGGAATTTGTTGCTAAGGTAATCCTTAAACCGGACATTCCCATTGAGGTGGTAGCAAGAGAGTTGGTTAAACTACAGGCCATTGGTGCCAAGTGTGCTATGAAGGCAACGTACATGGCTAATGTTGATAAATCAGATAGACCGCGTAAGAACATGTACTATACCGCCTCCGCAGAAATAGACAAGTTGGTCAGTTCTCTGAAATACCTGCTGCACTGAGGTGTGGTAAAATGGTTGATATGTCAAAAAACTTGCTAAAAGCAATCATGGACGAGAGGCCAAAGCCAGCATTCTCAGTCAAGGGTCTCATTGAAAAAATCAACACTGGCTATCTGCCAGAAGAAACAGTCAGGTTTAGTAAAAAGAAGTCGTTTAGCCCAAGTGCATTAGCATACGGTCCAGGTGGTGGGCAGTGCCCTAGACGGTGGTTCCTTGCATTCAACGGTGGCAACTTCGCCAACGATGTTGATGCATACGCCGCTGCCAATATGAAGAACGGGTCTGATGCACATGCCAGAATTCAGGGGGCAATGCGAAAATCTGGCGTTCTCGTACAAGATGAAGTAAAACTCATTCATAAAGACCCGCCTATCTTTGCCTTTGCTGACGCACTGATCAATTGGGACGAAGAATCTATGCCTGCCGAAATCAAGATTATGCGGGAAGAGTCGTTTCAGTATCGGACAAAGAATGCAGCAGCGGAGTATCACTTGATTCAGTTGCTTATGTACATGGCCTTGATGAAGAAGCGTAAGGGGGTATTGATTTACGAATCAAAAAACTCTCACGAACTACATGCGGAGCCAGTGGTCATGGGTGAGCGCGAACAGAAATTCATAGATGATGCATTCGAATGGATGCGTACTGTGTACCAGGCTTATGAAGATAATCAACTACCTAAGAAGCCGTACCGTTCCAACTCAAAGGTATGCAAGAGGTGTCCGTTGGCTGCTCAGTGTGCAGAGGCAGGCGTAGGAGACGTGAAGATTGCCCCAATGGTTGGTCTGAGTGACTAGATGCGCCTGGTGTGATGCACAATTCGATTCTGTCTATCAGCAACAAATCTACTGTAGCGTTGCATGCAGAGTTGAGGCGTCTAAAGAGAACGCAAAGCGATACGCTCAAATATCCAAATACAAAGGCAGAGTGGGAAAGCGGAGGTTGTGCAAGTCGTGTGGCACCAAACTCAGCATCTACAATGATCACTCACTATGCAATCGCTGTCACATTAGGGATGATGTAGTCAAAATGGCTCTGAAGAATATTAAGGACTTTATAGATTATGAACAGACCTAGCAACTTTATGGCACTGGACTGTGCTACCACAAATACCGGATTGGCAGTATTCTACGATGGAGAACTTGTTGACTATGGCAAGTTATACTTTGAGGGGGATACACAACATGAGAAATGTGCAAGTGCTGCCATTCTGATCTATGGGTACTTGACAGATCGCAAAGTTGATGCTATCGTGATTGAGTCATCGTTTGTTAGTTTTAATCCGAACGTGGCAACGAATCTAGCAATGTCTCATGGTGCGGTGATTGGAGCCGCTGCACTTACTGGTGTGGACGCTATTGGCAGTGTCGGACCCCTACAGTGGCAGTCTGGCATAGGAAACCCACAGTTGACACCGAAGGAGAAGAGTGATATCATGGCTACGTACCAGGGAAAAACAACCTCTTGGTATAAGGCACAAGGTCGGAAGGTACGGAAAGAAAGGACGATCAGCATTGTTAATGACTACTTTGGTATTGATACGAGAGACAATGACGTTGCTGATGCCATTGGGATTGGTTTGTATGTTCTCAGCCATGCGGAAAAGGTTAAGTGGTGAAACTATACACTAACAAAGAATGGTTGGAGTGGGCTTACTACACCATGAAGTATACCCCAGACGAAATCGCTCAGAAAACAAACGCCGGTACATCAACGATTTATCGGTACCTCAAGCAGTTCAACATTATCAAATAGGAGCATCATGAAGATGGATTATGCAGTGACAGTTCTACAGGACGCATTGGCCGACAACCTTGCTCAAGGGGACAAGTATAAGATGGCCGACGAGTTGCGTGCTGGAATTATGGTACTGAACCGTCAACTATTCCACCAGAAGATCAAGGGAAGCGACCCCAATAACGAGTTTTATGGCTCGTAAGCGCGTCGGTACTACTAAGTTTGGTTGGTGTCTTACTAATCAGCATGCACAATGCTGGAAAGAAAACAACGGCTTCGTGTGTGGATGCAAATGTCATAAGAAAAAGGATTAGTGTATAATAGTCTTATGGCAAAAAATGAACTAGACTTAATGCTAGACCATGTTGATGAACTTAGTCAGGTAATGGTAGAGCACTGGAAGGGTAATACCGCTACACAGATTGCTAAGAAACTACAGAAGCCTCGCCAACGAGTGGTAGAGTTGATTCAAGAGTGGCAATCTGGGGCAGCACGCATCGACGTTATTCGTAATAGAGCACGAGAGGCACTGGCGGGGGCAGATGCCCATTACAGCAGCCTCATTGGTAAGGCATACGAAGTAATCGAAGATGCAGAGTTAGCCAATAACCTCAGTGCTAAGACAAGTGCGATCAAGTTGATCTCTGATATGGAGGCCAAGCGCATTGACATGTTGCAGAAGTCTGGTTTGCTTGAGAATAAGGAACTTGCCGACGAAATGGTTGCTACCCAAAAGCGTCAAGTCGCACTAGAGAATATCTTGAAGGACGTGGTGGCTAAATGTGATAGATGCCGCCCAGAAGTTATGCGGAGGCTCAGCGACATATCTGAAAACGAAGTAGTTGTTGTGAGATACAATGGTTGATTCGTTCCTTGAAGCGCTGGACAACAACCCGTTTGAAGAATACCCGGTTCCGGTGAGAGAGTTTGTCGAAGGAGAGAAGTTTCTCAACCACTTACCTCTGTCCGATATTCAGTACACAGCCGTTGAATGCATGAGTCAGATTTATAAAGAAAGAGACCTGGCACGATTCATGACTGAGCAGGAGGCTAAGGACTACTATAAGAAGTATACGAAAAGCGAGGTCATTCTGCAACTTGGCAAGGGATGCCATGCCGCAGACACTCCGGTATACGATCCACACACTGGCAACTGGAAGCCAATCGTTGAGCACATGGGAGACGTGCAAACTGATAATGGAGTTGAGTATGCCACCGAGCCATTTGAAGAGGGGTATGGTCAACTATACAAATTCACCTTCGCCAATGGGATGACAGAGACTGTATATGGTGAGCACAAGTATCTAGCACGTAAAGCAAAGAAGTCTGAGATTGGTTTTCTGCCTGCTCACGAGATTCAGCAGGGCGACCGTGTGGCATGGGCTAGTGAGTATTATACCGTTGATCCAGTCAAAATGTCTGATATTGACATCATGCTATGCGTCCTCAGCCTTGCTACGTACACATATGATGACGAATCGGTAACATTCAGCACGCATTATAGCAAGAAGCAGTTACGAAAGACGCTGTATGAGCGATTCAACGGAGAGCGCCAAAGGCAAACTGCCACAATGGATAATATACGAGTCACTGATCCTGTGGTGGTAGAGGGATTTAAACGGCTCAACCTGCTAGTACCCAACGAAGAAAAGCACCTTCCAGACGTACTATTCAAAGCACCTGAAGAAGACTTAATCGCATTCGTTCACGATGCGGTTACACATATTGGGGTTATTGGGAAGCGTAACCAATCCAGAGAGGGTTTTGCTTGGACCACCCTGGCAAAGCCAATTGGATTTGATTTAGCACACATCGTTATGAAACTTGGCGTTATTCCAGGGGTAAATCATCACGATAAAATATTCATGTATGGCCCACCTCAACGTAGGCTAGGGGTATACGTGGACTCATTCCCACACAATCAGATTCTAGGTGAGAAGATTGGTATTCAAAAGCAATGGCGCAACATCAATACCAACGTTCACACGAAAGCCCCGCAACTACATGACGGTCATTGGTTGCTGGGTATTAAGAAGATTGAGAAGGTAGAAGACGGATACTACTATTCTAAAACGGTACCCGGTGCTGGGCACTACATTGGCAATGGGCCGGTGTCTGCCAATTCAGGCAAAGACTTGCTATCGACTATTGCCGTGTCGTATGTTGTGTACAAGTTGCTCTGCTTGAAAGACCCAGCCAAATATTTCGGGCAGCAGACAGGGGACGCCATTGACCTAATCAACATTGCTATCAATGCTCAGCAGGCCAAAATGGTGTTTTTCAAGGGGTTGAAGAACAAATTGGCAAACTCCCCTTGGTTTCGTGGTAAGTATACAGACACTCAAGAGTCTATCTCATTCATCAAAGCGGTCACAGCGTATTCAGGTCACTCAGAGCGTGAGTCTCACGAAGGACTGAACTTGATCATGGCAATACTTGACGAGATTAGTGGATTCGGAGAGGGCAACCCGCTCAATGATTCCACTAAGTCTGCTGAGAATATCTATAAGGCATTTAAACAGTCGGTTCAGTCTCGTTACCCTGGCGGGGTAGGAAAGGTAGCCCTTCTATCATTCCCACGTCACAGAGAAGACTTTATCTCCAAGCGATACGAAGACGTAATAATGACCAAGGAGACTCTT